TTTTGATCCCTGTAGATGTAAACGATCATTACCGTCGGTGGGTAGACCAGGCATTTGATTGGATGAGACTAGTTCGCAAGACATGGGAAGACAGAACCCTGCCAAACAAAAACTATAGATCAAATTCCAAGATATGCAAGTCATGCCCAATTAAAAAAGCATGTGAGTCTGCAGGTCCAGGCGTGTTAAAGATAGCACCCCTGGAGATTCTAAGTGAGACATTGTAACTTTTGCGATAAACAATTTACTCAATCGGTATCGTATCAAATATACTGCTCTGTTGAATGTAGAGAACTTGCAACAAAAGAAAAAATTGCTGCAAGATATCTACAATCAAAAAGAGCAAAAAGAAAAGGAAAGACAAGACTTTGCAAGTCTTGCTCTATGCCACTTTCAATCTACAATGATTTCCCAGTGTGCTCATCCTGCTCTATAAATCCAGACGCAGTGAGCAAGGCAATTAAAAAAATTAAGGATAAAACAGATGGTAAAAAATAAGTGGGGGCTAGAGATAAAGCCACACAAGATTTGCGCCATTGACGCTAGTACAAATAGTCTTGCCTTTGCATTATTTTCTGGAGATGATCTTGAGTCTGTAGGGAAAATTAACTTTGAAGGAAACGATATATATGAAAAGGTTATGGATGCAGGCAAAAAAGTAAAAGCATTCTTTGATATATATGGTGGGTTTGAGGCAATAATTATTGAGCACACTGTATTTATGAATAGCCCTAAGACTGCTGCAGACCTTGCATTGGTACAGGGTGCAATCCTTGGATCAGCAGGACAAACTGGAACCAAGATTATAGGAAAGGTTTCTCCTATTACTTGGCAAAACTATATTGGTAATAAAAAAATATCGAAAGACGAGCAACTGTTTATTCGTTCTCAAAATCCAGGGAAATCTGTTTCTTGGTATAAATCTTACGAAAGAAATATTCGCAAAGAGAGAACAATTAAGTTTATCAATACTATTTATGATAGATCAATTACTGATAACGATGTAGCAGATGCTTGCGGGATTGGGCATTGGGCACTAAAAAATTGGGGGAAAGCAATTGGAGTTGACAAATAACATCATGGCTGCTAAACTATATACATCAGAAGTCTTTATGCGTAAGAGATATCTTATGGATAAGAAGACTCCAGAAGAGATTGCAAAGGAATGTGGATGTTCTCTAGAGACTGTCTATGTTTACCTTGCTAAGTTTGGACTAAGGAAATCAAAACGATGAATAAATTTGAAAAAGCATTGATAGCACTTGCCGTTGCAGGTAGCGTTGGTTTTGCGTTTGCGTTTGCTGCGTTAAAGGGTATTCCAGAAACATTTGATTGGGAATCTGACGAAGAGGAATCTTATGAGTGACAATCTAAACATAACAGTTGACCAAGTAAATAATCCACTGCACTACACATCAGATCCATCTGGTATTGAGTGTATTGAGATAACTCGTCATCGTAATTTTAATATTGGTAATGCTTTTAAATATCTTTGGAGAGCAGGACTTAAGGATGAGGCAAAGACCATACAAGATTTAGAGAAAGCAATCTTTTATATTAAAGATGAAATAAATAGACTAGAAGGCAAGTATGTCAACTGAAGACGATCTCGTTAAGCATCTTGACCAAGTCAACCTAGTAGTAGAAGAATACCTAAAAGGTAATGACCCAACAGTTATTTCTAAGCAACTTTCTATACCAAGACAAAAAGTTGTAACACTTATTAATGAATGGAAGGTTATGGCATCTGCAAATGATGCTATCCGTGCTCGTGCTAAAGAAGCCCTTGCTGCTGCAGACACACACTACAGTAAGTTAGTGTCTCGCACATACGAGGTAATCGATGAAGCGTCTATGACTAACAATCTTAGTGCAAAGACTGCTGCAATTAAACTTGTTATGGACATTGAGTCTAAGCGAATTGACATGCTACAAAAGGCTGGACTTCTTGAGAACAAAGAACTTGCTGAAGAGATGATGGAAATTGAAAAGCGTCAAGAGATTCTTGTGCTTATTCTAAAAGATATTGCATCAGAGTATCCACAGGTTCGTGATGAAATTATGCGTAGACTTTCTTCATTTGCAAAGGATAATGAGGTGATTACAGTTGTCCACGATGTTCAATGAGTTTCTTGAGGCACTTCAAGATGATCATTTTGAAGAGACTCCAGTAGATGCAAGAACATTTGTTGAAGGTGAAGCATACCTAGGCCAGCCACCATTGTCAGATATTCAATACGATATTGTTGAAGCAATGAGTCAGATCTATCGTAAAGAAGATTTGATTAACATCATGGGTGAAGAAAAAGGTATCCAATATTATAATAAGTACACTAAGAACGAGATCATCCTGCAACTTGGCAAGGGATCTGGAAAAGACTTTACATCAACCGTAGCATGCTCATACATCGTATACAAACTTCTATGTCTTAAAGACCCAGCAAAATATTTTGGTAAGCCCTCTGGAGATGCTATTGACCTAATCAATGTTGCAATTAACGCACAACAAGCAAAGAACGTTTTCTTTAAAGGTTTTAAATCAAAGATTGAAAGATCCCCATGGTTTGCTGGAAAGTATTACGCTAAGGCTGACTCCATTGAATTTGATAAGTCAATTACTGTTTACTCTGGACACTCAGAACGTGAATCGCATGAGGGTTTAAACCTTCTCCTTGCAGTTCTTGACGAGATCTCTGGCTTTGCATCAGAAGTTGGAACAGGAAATGAACAAGGAAAGACTGCTGATAACATCTACAAGGCTTTCCGTGGATCAGTAGATTCTCGCTTTCCTGACCTTGGAAAGGTTGTTTTGCTTTCTTTCCCAAGATATCCAGGTGACTTTATTTCAGAAAAATATGACGACGTAGTCGCTGAAAAAGAAGTTGTAGAAAGAAGTCATAAGTTTACAATCAATCCACTATTACCAGAAGATAGCCCAGACAACAACTTTGAAATTTCGTGGGATGAAGATCAAATCATTTCTTACAAATATCCAGGAGTATTCGCACTAAAGAGACCTACATGGGAAGTAAACCCTACACGTAAGATCGATGACTTTATGATTGCATTTATGACAGACCTTGGAGATGCCATGATGCGCTTTGCGTGTGTACCAACTTTTGCTTCTGATGCATTCTTTAAACAGGCAGACAAGGTAAGAGCATGCATGACACTAAGAAACCCAGTAGACAACTTTAGAAGGTTTGACGAAGCATTTAAACCAGATCCAACAAAAAAATATTATGTTCACGCTGACCTTGCACAGAAGCACGATAAGTGTGCGGTAGCAATTGCCCATGTAGAAAAATGGGTAAACATACAAGTAATTAATAACTACGAACAAGTAGCACCTATTGTAGTAGTAGATGCAGTAGCGTGGTGGGAACCAAAGGTAGAAGGACCAGTTAACCTATCAGAAGTTAAGCAGTGGATTCAGAACCTAAGAAGAATAGGGTTTGATATTGGAATGGTTTCTTTTGACCGTTGGCAATCATTTGATATTCAAAATGAGTTGAAGCAGGTTGGAATGAAGACTGATACTGTTTCTGTTGCTAAGAAGCACTACGAAGACATGGCTATGCTTGTATACGAGGAAAGACTTGCTATGCCTGCAATTGATTTATTGTTTGATGAACTAACACAGTTAAAGATTATGAAAAATGATAGAGTTGACCACCCCCGCAAAAAGTCAAAAGACTTGGCCGATGCTGTGTGTGGAGCAATATTTGGGGCAATATCACATACCTCAAAAAATATAGACACTGAAGTAGAGGTTCATACCTTTAAAGACAGACCAAAGACTCCAGAAGAGCAATTTGACCTGGAAAGTCGTAATGTGATACAATATAAACCTAGCCAAATAGCAGATATCCAAGACTATTTGGATGGACTAAAAACACTATAAAAAGAAAAGGAATAAATTAAATGAACTCATTTAAGAAAATCGCACTAGCCGTGGTTGCAGCCATGACTTTGGGCATGGTCGCAGTAGCACCTGCAAATGCTACAGTAATGACAGTAGCGGTAACGCTAGATGGAACAGCAAACACAACTAATGGTGTGCTTGCTACCCCTGCCACATTACCAGTACCAGCAGACAACACAATCGATGCAGCAGATGCACTACGCTTTGTGGCAACAGTTGCAGCAGGAACATCAGTTACTGCAGTAGCAACTAACGCAACAATCGTATCTGCACTACACACATCAGCAGCACCAGTCGGAGCATCGTCAGGATCATCATCTTTGACAATTGCAACAGGCACTGGAACAACTGCAACATTTTTTGTCTACACAAAGACAACAGCAATTGGCACAGTTGTAATCAACAACGGTGGAACAACTCTTACATACTATGTACAGGGAACTGCTGGAAAGATCAATGCTCTTACAGTATCAGCACCTGCAACAGGGGCTGCTGGAACAAAGCAAGATATCACAGTAACTGCAACAGATACATTTGGAAACAAGGTATCAGGTAAGTCAATTACTGCAACAGTATTTGCCTCAACAGCAGTACTAGACACAGCAACAGCAACAACTGGTGCTACACTTTCAGACTTTGGAGTTGCTACATTTAAGGCAACTCTTCCAGCAACTGGAACACGCTCACTTATTACATTTGCTCCAACAACATCTTCTGATGCAACATCTGCAGACGTAGTTGGTCTTCCTGCTCGTGCACTAGCACCATTCGCAGAAATTGCAGTTCGTGATCTAGTCTCAGAACTTGCTGCACAAACTGCTGCTAAGGATGCAGCACTTGCTGCTAAGGCAGTTGCAGATGCTGCAGTTGTAAAGGCTGCTGCGGATGCAGTTGCTGCAAAGACTGCTTCAGATGCTGCTCTTGCAGCAGAGAAGGCTGCTTCAGCGAAGGCCCTAGCAGACGCTAAGGTTGCTTCAGATGCAGCACTTGCTGCAGCAGTTAAGGTAGAAACAGATAAGGCTGCTGCTGCTAAGGTAGCATCAGATGCTGCTCTACTTGCTAAGGATGCAGCAATTGCTAAGTTAACAGCAGATAATGCTGCTGCTCTTGCAAAGATTAAGGCATCATTCAATTCACTTGCTAAGAAGTGGAATGCTAAGAATCCAAAGGCTAAGGTTACTCTAGTTAAGTAAATTAGTCCAACACTAAAGGGGTTACCAATTACGGTAGCCCCTTTTTTGTGCAATAAAATGGTATAATCATCCTATCAGACATGTCGTCTGCAAGGGGGAAAGGTAATTAAACGACTACTAAGAATAGTAACAGCCACAGTTCTAGCCTTTGGCTGGCTACTTATAGCCCCCCAGGAAGCCCACTCTGATGATCCACTCACAGTAGCATCCCAAGAAATACAGGAACTTAACGATAGCGTAGATGACCTTGGCTATCAAGATGATTTTATAGACCTTATAGAGATAGCAGAAAATAAGTTTGCCTCAGCCACAAATGCGAAGGAACTTAAAGATGATGCCTATGATGCCCACGAAGATGCAGTAGAAGCAGAAGCGACAGCCTTAGAAGCAAAGAACCTTGCTCAGTCAAATGTAGATGGCCAGACAGCCACGGTAGCCTTGGCTCTTGAGCATAAAGATAATGCCCTTGAAGAAAAGAATGATGCTCAAGATGCTCTCAGCATAGCCAATATTAATGTTCAAACCACTCAATCAAATATTCAGTCTGCTGCAGGGCAAGGTTTGGCATATACTGTCTATTATTTGACGAGAACATTCCCTGGAATAGCAACTCCAAGTGGAGTTATCTGTTCTGGTACCTGGAACTCAAGCAGCATGCAACTTCCAGTTTGCGGTAATAGATACGAAAACTTTATAGTTAAATTTACTGGACAGATAACAGTTCCTTCATGGTTTACACAAACCTACTTTGCGGGATATACAGATGATGGTTTTAGAATGTATGTAGATGGCCAACTTGCCGTTAACAACTGGGTAGAGCAGGGGACAACTTGGAGTGACTACTCTCCCGTATATGATGTTAGTGAAGACAAAACTTTAGATGTAGAAATATGGTGGTATAACGGTGGAGGACCAGGTTCCTATCATCTTGGCTGGGCTATACCTGGTGGATGGAC